GAAAGCGCACTAGTTCTTTAATGGACTAATGCGCTTTTTTCTTAACTAAAAATTTATGGGAAAAAAGAAAAATTTGAAAGGTTTAGATGAACTCGAAAATATTTTTGTGTATTGATATATTTATAAATAAACGAGAACATTATGCCAAAAAGACTAACAACAGAACAATTCATAGAGCGTGCTAAGAAAGTTCATGGGGATAAATATGATTATTCAAAAGTAGAATACATAAATAATAGAACTAGCGTTATTATAATATGTCCTAAACATGGGGAATTCCAACAAACACCAAATGACCATTTAGATGGTTGCGGATGTAGTAAATGCGGTGGTACTAAAAAATTAACAACAGAGGAATTCATAAAACAAGCAATAGAGATTCATGGTGATAAGTACGATTATTCAAAAGTAGAATATAAAGATAATAAAACTAAAGTATGTATAATTTGTCCTAAACATGGGGAATTCTGGATAAGACCTAATTCTCACCTATCTCAAAAACAAGAATGCAAGCATTGTAAAAAAAGTAAAATGGAAAATAAAATAGCATCTATTTTATTGAATAATAACATTTTATACACTTATCAATATAGCAATAAAGATTGCGGATGGCTTGGTAAACAAAGTTTAGATTTCTTTTTACCAAAATATAACATAGCAATAGAATGTCAAGGGGAACAACATTATAAATCATTAAACATATGGGGTGGAGAAAATGGTTTAAAGAAACGAAAGAAGCTAGATGAAATAAAAGAAAAAAAATGTAAAGAACATGGTATAAATCTCATTTATGTTGGTGAGGATTCTTATGCTAAGAAATATAATATTGTAAGTTTAACAGACTTTAATGAATATGTAATTAAATCATTAATAAATAACCTATTAAAATAATAAATTTATGGGAAAAAGAAAACACTTACAAGACTTAAGTGAAATTGAAATCGATTTTATTGAGGAGAAGATGAAAAGAGACAGTGCTCTTAATTATCTTACATCAGAAGGGTTGTGTACAAAACTTAAAACACTTGGTTACAAATTGAACGTTAAATGTAAAAATCAAAAACAAAAAGCCTTTTTAAGGCATTTACAAGATTTAGACATTAAACTAAATATATGTGATGCTCCTGCTGGTGTTGGAAAATCACTATTAGCTCTAACTGCTGGATTATTTCTCCTAAAAAATGGGGATATTTCAAAAATACTTGTCATCGTTCCAACAGTTGAAGCTTCAGAAGCAACCAAGATTGGTCTACTTCCTGGTTCAATTGAGGATAAGATTAAACCGTTCCAGATGGCAACAATTTCAACCCTAGAAAAAATTCTTAAGCTAAGTGGAAATATTGGTTACAAAGAAATAGTTGGACAATTGATAAGCAGTGGATTAATAGAATTTGAGTTGTTAAGTTATGCTAGAGGCAAAACATTTGATGACTCATTCATTATAATTGACGAGGCTGAGAATCTCTCAAAGAGGGAAACGCTTCTTCTAATTGGTAGAATGGGTGAAGGGAACACCAAGATAGCACTTTTAGGAGATAAGGAACAATGTGACCGCAAGGGAATAAGAGACTTTAATGACAGCGGATTAATACACGCCAAAGAGAAACTATTTGACGTTGAAGGCGTTTCAGTTGATGAGTTCACAAATGAAGATATTGTTAGAAATACATTTATAACTAAAATTTTTGAAAAATGGTAGAAGCCTATGAAACAATTAGATGGCAAAATAGGTAACAAATTGAAGACTTAATAAACAATTTGAAAAATAAATTAGCATATGTGAACTTTCCTGTTTATATGATAAAAAAAATAGGAAATAGTGTTGAAGGTATTGAACAAATTGATTTAACAGAAGAAAAATACAAACTACTTAAAGAAGATAAACTAAAAGAACTTGCTTTAAATGCTGCTAAAAATGCAGTACAAGCATATGGTTATGAAGTAACAACAACAGAAATTAATATTAAAGAACAGTGAGAAATTGCCGTGAAGAATAAAAACCTCACGGCAACTTTTTTCATAAAGAAATCAACTGTGAGAGATATTTATAGGAAATAATATTATATACAATGGATTGGAACGAGTTTTCTCAAAAATTAAATGATAAAATGGACAAGACCTTTAAGCCCAACAAGCAATGGATGGCTCAGAAGTATCAAGAGATGAACCAATGGCTCTTCAATGGTGAGTTGGGTCAGTGTTATTTCGATATTTTCACGAGTGGTCGTGGTTCTGAGGGCGGTGTGCTAGGTTGGTTTAAAATCAAGGGTAGCAACATTAGGGTCAACCGTTATTCTAGGAAGATGTTCAAGGATGGTTGGGATGAAATCTACATAGACAAGAGCAACTTCTATAACATATGTTATCCTACCATCGAACTCAATGGAAACTACAGTGGTACTGAGCATGGTTTCTTGGCTACTCTAGTGCATGAGATGTGTCATTATTATACCTATATGCATGGTTATGCTCCAAAACAAGGACATGGTAGAGAATTTAAAGAAATTGGATATGTAGTTTCACAACGTTCAAATGGTATGTTCACCATACAAAGACTTGCAAGTGCTGAACAGATGACAGAAATGGAACTTAGCGATGAAATGAAAGCAAAAAGAGCTAAACGTCTCTCAAATAAAAAATCATCAGTAACCGCCATATTAGTTTTCACAAAGAAAGGGGAAGTGAAACTTACGATAAGTTCTAATCCATCACTAATCAACATGATTTCTAGTAGTGAAAAAGAAAGGGGTGAAAATGTAGTTACAACAAATGATGCTGAAGTTATAGAATACTTGTTTAACAAAGGCTACAAGAAGAACTTGAGAACATGGCGTTACTGGAGGTTAGATGGTAAACCTTGGATTGATGAGTTGAAGAACATGTTGCCAAAGGAAGATGGAGAGGTATTGGACATCAATAGGCAAGTGGCACAGCAAGTGCCATCTCAGCAGCCTAAAACGCAGCCAAGGCTGATATTCTCAATTAAGACTAGTAATGGAGTGTTTGAAACTGAATGTTCATCATATACAGAGTTGAGGAATAAATTACAGCAGAGATTCCCTAACATGAGTTATGAAACCATAAATAAGTTAATGGACAATAAAGCTAATTTCAAGAAAATAGAGGAGTGTAAAATGGATACGAAATCAATTATCAAGGAAGTTGTCGAAGAATTCATTAATAATGAAATGGGCGAGAATTCGGTGGCGATAAATCCAGATATGAACTTAGGGTTGCAGTCGCCATTGGAAGGTGAATAAACAATAAAGCGAGACTCGAAAGAGTCTCGCTTTTTCCGTATTAGGAAATTCTAATATATTCAGAAAGGATTGAATCGATGTCATATCCCTCAAGTTGGTTGATATAACCTGGCCAGTCACCACATTGCTCCATGCCAGCCCAAGGATGTACATGGTGCATGATTGCACCCTTCATAATTTTAAGAAGTTCTACTAACTTATCACCCATTGGTACTTGATGAAGTCTATCCATTATAAGGTCAGAATCCTCATCCTTAATCAACGAGTCCTTATCATGTATATTGTCTGATACATTCTTGTCTTGGTTGCTGATTAGATTGATATTGTCTGCAACCATATTAATCATGCTAGTGACTTGATGATTCTGTTTGCTAGCTAAGCCCCCTTTATATTTAAGCTGTATATATGCTGGGTCAATATCATTAAACATAATATTGCCAATCACTCCCTTTTCCTTCGCAATTGAAGGTTCTCTTCGAATGCCAGCACGAATGTCTATCTCACTTTTCCTAGTTGCCTCATCATACTTTAACGTAACGTCTTCAGAGCCTCTGCCAATGACTGCAACATCATCGTTATTTGGAAAAGCGCCTCTAGCCATATCGAAGTTCGATATTTTTTCTATTGGTCTGAACTTGAAGTTCTTGAATATCGACAATGCGGAATCATCCTTATTGTATTCCATATATTGTGGCTGGGCTATAATCGGTCCTATATAGTATCTCTGCGAATGATTGCTACTAGTGTATTCTGATATAACCAATACCGCTTCACCAACCTTTGGAAGTACATGAAAAACTTTAGGCATTAGAGGTACAGCCCAAGGAATATCCTCAAGTTTCTTTGGTTTATCCTCAGTCAACTCAGCCCTAACCCTCATGCCGTCAGAACCATCTTTTGAATAGACGTTTTCTACTTCTCTTACTTTTCCTATTTTAACAACTATTTCACTCATCAGCTAACACACCTCTTTTACTTAGTTCACCCTTTGCCTTATTATATAAAGCATCAAGTTCTTGTAAATCACCAACTAGCTTGATGATTTTATCTTTCTTTACATTATATTCATTTTCGTAACCCATAATCTTAATGTTGATTTCTGCGTTACTTAATTTTGTAAAATCCACTTTCTCTTTCATAACTAAAATGCGCATCCAAATCCCATTCCTGGAGTGATATTACCTGCAGGAGTGCTGTTTATCGTTCCAGGGGTTATTCCCACTTGTATTGACATATCATCCTTAATACCTCTATATATTTCCTTTGTTGAGGCAAACATAGTTCCAACAGTCAGATTAGCACTTCCATCTGGCATCGGTCCAGTAGGTATGCCTAGTCTATTCAAGTCCTTGACAATGTTGGCTGTTGATTGGATGGTTGAAAGTCCTGGTCTACGTATCATCGAACACACCAATAGAATTCTATTAATCTGTGGATATGGTGGTCTGATATTATCAAAAAAATTAGTAATCGTGTTACAAATTTGCTCTATACCCATATCATTCTATTTTTAGCACTTATTATTTGGTTTATCATCAGCCCTAGTCGAGCTAACATCGATATCAGCATAATCAACTGTGTCAAGTTTTGTTTGCAAGTCTTGATTACCAAACTTAAACCATATGCTTGGACAGTTTCTGATTATGTCATTAATTGCCTCTGTGTAATTTTCAATCTGTTCTCTAAGAAGGATTGACTCAATCATTTCCTTTAGAGGCTCTAACTGTTTCAATACGAACTTAAGTAGTTCTTGGATTACCAAGTCCCTAACTTCCTTTATCAAGGAGATTATCATACCTTGCATTACCTTTAACAAGTCCTTAACGGTGAATGTTTTCCAATTGCCTCCCATTATTTGTCTGTTAACCTCTAGCAATAAGAGTACCTTTGGCGTAAGAACTGCATTAACAATGGCAAGAACTAGATTCTCAATCAAATCGAAGATGAAGTTAAACTCAACGCCATTCTTGTCTCGTTCATCAAGTCCATCCGTAATTGTAACTGATGCTTGGGTGATTGCACGATTAATGATGTCTATCTGTTCATCAAGTGTACTTGCATTGTCATAATCCTCTAAGATATTATATACATCCTCAAACGTAGCACTTGTGTTCGTTGTGTTACCGAACTTGTATTGTCTAGCCCTCTTTTCCTCACTCTTTCTCAGTAATTCTGCATATTTGGTATTGTCAAATGAGAAATAGCAATCCTCAACATTTGAATCATCTGAATTGATGATATTCCTTATTATTTCCTTTATTTCTTCAGTTGCCTCTTGATGCTTCTTGGCAAGATTTAGGTTAAGACCCAATCTAGTGTTTACAAGGGTATCCAATAATGTAGTTGCCATAACCTTTGCATCAAATAGCTTCATACCCATTACATAGTCGTAATTGAACTCATATACCGTTAAGCCCTTATAGCACTCGATAAGACCACTTCTTATATCACCCTCAACGATTACCTTTCCAGTCTTGACATTTACTTTGACACTGCCACTACCAACAGAATAAATGGTTTCTCTAGTATCAGTTATCTTAAGTTTATA